ACAACGAAGCGATGCCCGTAGTCATGTCAATCTGCGACCTGTGAGCAAGGTCTTCAATCACGCCCGCTTTGATGAGGTTGGCATTTAGTACGCCTGTCGTTATCGCATCTGCGACTATGCCCGATGCGGTCAGTGCGGTTGTATACGGGCCAACATAACCCGTAGTGGATAAACCGATACCGCTCTTATTCATTCTTATTACTTTTGTTTGCAGTGCTTATTTTGGGCGTGTCCATAATAAGAATCTCGTCAGGCTCTCCGTCAAGGTCGGAATCGTTCATAACCACATAACCGCCAAGATTGCCCGTGATGAGCTTTGTTGCGGTATCAATAGCCTTTCCCATTTCCGACACGCTCGGCTTGTCTGCGACCTCTTTCTGTACCGTGTTGATAGTGTCTGTGATGTCCGTTCTCGCATTACCGAAAACGCACTTTGTATAGCGCTCGTTAATTACATCCCAATGTGTCTCGATGCACTTAAGGCTTGCGCTGATCCCGAGTGCCTCGAAGAAGATATGGACCGTATCGCAGAGGTCAACACGCTCCGTAAGACCGCCCTCCTGGATAAAGTCGAGCGTGATCGTCTTGATAGCCGTGTCGAGCTGATTGTTTGCGATGTAGTTATTAGTGAGATTGTCGAGCTGTGTGACGATAGGTGTCGCACTCTCAGGATCTACTTCATTCGAGAAGTCGATTGCTCGCTCCTGCGGAAGATTAAGCGTTAAGCCTGTGCTGATCTTCGTGCCGAGTGTTATCGTGCCGTTCTCTGCCTTGTAGTAGCCTTGTACGGCCGTTGCGAGGTTGTTTATGTTGATTATCTGGGACAGCTCGGTTAAATTCTTCCTATACCTGAGTTGAACGCCCCGATCCGCTCCCCTGTGGAGTTTCAGAACTGCGTCAAAGTTGTCATAATACCATTCGCCTGTTCCGTAGACATCCAGAAGACTTCCCTCTTTGCCTCCGAACCAAGAGCGAACACTTGACGGCTCTTTTATCTTGAAGTCTGCATTGACGTTCTTATCTGTCGTGATAGTGAAACTTCCGGCACTGCCCGTCAAGAGCAAGCAAGCAGCAGTACAACTTCCTGCAGTACCTGATGTGATGATCTTGCCTGACAATGCGTAACTGACGTGCTCGCATTTTGCCTCAATCTGACCTGCAAGGTTCCCGCCCACTTCGTAGATTTTGAAGAGCTGGGGAACGTCTGTGTAGTTAGGCTTTGCAAGAACGTATCTGTCGGCCTCGATCTCTTCGGCGTGGATGCCGTTGCTCGGGTATGTGAAAGAAAACTCATACACCGAGTTGCGGACTTCGTGCACGTCCGTCGTTAAGATGTCTGTGAGGTGCCCGATGCCGTGTGAGGTTGGCACGGTGCCCTCGGTAATTGTAGAGAATAAAATCGGGATCATGCTATTTATTCCTTATATGCTGAAGTAGTTGGGTGTGATCGTTACCTTTGTGGCTGTTCCTGTTATCGCTATCGTGTTATTGCCAGGAACGAGCTCAATGAACTGACCGGACACCATGCTGTTCTTGTTTTCTGCAGGGAGCCTGTATGAGTCCATTCGCTCGCAGTCGATGTTGATATAATCTGCAAGTCCTGTGATCGTGAGCGTCTTTCCTCCTGTTCCTATCGTGATGTTGCCTGTGCCCTCAATGTGAATCAGAGGCTTTGCATCGAACAGTGTGGGGTTCTTAAGAACATCGCTGTTGACAACCTCAACAGGATCTTCGCCTGACTTCAGGAACCTTTGAGGCTTGCAGGTGAATGTCAGTGTGCCCTCACCTACGAGTGTCAGCTTATTAGCCAGTTCATTACCGCCTGAGTAGTATGCCAAGCGGTAAACATCAGGATCGAAGTTGTCTTCGAGTCTTTGATAGCCGTCCTTGCTATTGAGCCACGCCATAAGGTTTCTTACACGCTCTGCAAGCGTTCCCCTTACGATCTGATCGCCACTGTCGAACTCGGTCTGCTCATCGATCCAGATGCGGTACTGTCTTGTCACGTCGTTCCATGCTTTCTCCTGTTTGATGATGGAACCATTTCTTCCGGGCACGGCGTATATCGTCTGTTTGCGAGTAGGGCTATCGAAAGAAGCAGCCTCACTGACCACCATGCCATAATCAGTCGAGGCCACTCCTCCGAAACTAACTAAGCCCTGCTTGTTAGTTAATGATTAAAAAGTTCGCTCATTTCCAGACACGCTCCTTCCTATCTTTCAAGTCTTCGAGCTTGTATGCGACCATCTCTGCGAGCTCATTTACATCCTGACCTTCTGTGCCATAGACATTGATGTTTATAGGCTGTCCGTCACCGACTGCAGCCCTCATCATTTCCATAAGTTTGTTGGTACCCACGATCATCTCTGAACCGGCCTCACCGCCTCCGAGCAGTTTGCCGTTGTTCATTCCGAAGATCGTTGCGCCGTTCAAGAGCAACGGTTCATTCATAGCCTTTGCATACCAACTGATCCCGAACGAAGGAACCTTTGGCGGGTTAAGGCTGAACGATCCGGAGATCTTGAAGTGCGGGAGCTTTAACTTAGGAAGTGACCATTCGAATTTGAAGAACGACTTTATCTTGTCGATTCCGCTCTTTACGGTGTTCTTGACCGTCTCAAAGATGGATCTGAACTTTCTTTCAAGTTTTCAAGGCCCTGCGATGCGCCCTCTTTGACTCTGGTCCACAAGCCTGTGAAGAACCCAATGATTCCCTCGCCCCAGCTCTTAAGCTGATTTGTGATGTTAAGTGAGAGCTGAACTACAACACCGCCGATCTCCGGCAGTGCCTTTACGAGAGCGACCACAATAGCGCCCACTATGTAAAGGATCGATTTGAGGATCATATTGACGTTCTTGGGATCTGTGAGACTGTCTGCAATCTGGCCTATGATGTTTACTATTGCAGGGAGCAAGATAGGCAAACTGTCTGCAAGACCTTCTGCAAGTATGCTCACGAGCTGTAAGATGCCGTCAATAAATATCTTGACGTTGTTACCGCTTGAAAGCCACAAGACAAGCTCCTGAGACATTTCAATCAATGCCTGGACTAACACCGGGAGCGCAGAGAACAGTGCTGTGGCCACGCCCTTGATACCCTCAACGATTACGGGGGCGAGTTGCGGGACCATACTTGTGATGGTTAATAGCCCTTGAGTAAGGAAATGAAAAAATCGAACTCACAAGCTGGGGTAACATAGGTCCAAAACCAGCAATTATGCTGTTAATTATGACGCTCGCAAGTGACAAAAACTGAGGCGCAAGGGATGAGATATTGCCTACGACGTTTTCCAAGCCCTTTCTGATTTCTTCTATTCCACCATTGCCACTGAAGACTTTTGACAGTCCGTTCATGACCTGGCTCATTCCGGGGAGGAACTTTGAGACCATGTTCTTCTTAACACCGTCAAGTGCCGTGTTCATGTTCTGCAGCTCGTCCTGATATGTTGCTGCCGCCTTGACTGCATCGTCAGACATAACACCGCCCAGTTCATGGACCTGCTCACGCATATTGTCGATCTCGCTTGAGCTCATATTGAGCAACGGAGCGAGTTCAACGGCTCCCTTACCGAGCAACTTGTTGGCGAGGACTGTGCGCTGTCCCTCGTCCTGAATGTCTTGCAGGCCCTTGATAGTGGCGCTGAAGATTTCTTCCTGATTCATTGAGGCAAGCTGTTCCTGAGAGATTCCAAGCGCTGCAAAAGCCTCGTCACCGCTCTCGGCCGCTTTGGTGAGCTTGAGCATTGAGGTCTTCATTCCCTCAATGTTTGCTCCGGCATGCTGCATTATGAAGTCCCACTCCTGATAAGCCTGTGCAGATATACCCATCTTCTGGCTCATCTTGTCGACATTGTTGCCGTACTGTGAGACATCATTGGCAGCACTGACAAAAGCCTTGCCTGTTGCGATAGCTGCGCCTGTGGCTGCCGCCATAGCTGCGCCGATCACCGCTGTCGTGCCCTTGATTGCACTGGCGAATTTGTTACCGAACTTGGAACCGCCCTCTGAACCCGCCTTTTCAGAGGCTTCAGAGGTAACTCCTGTCAGTTCTTCAGTGATCGTTCTCTGTGAGCCCTCGAGTGACGGAACAATAGTCACATACGCCTTTGCTACCTCAACGTGTTCACCGTTTGCCATGCTGTTGCCTCTCCTTTATCCATTCACGGAGTTCTGGGATAGGGTAAAGGATCTTTACCTATCTTTCCGTCTTGTTTA